CGAGGATGCAAGTGGCCAGCGGTTCGATCAGGAACTCTTCGGGAGCAATCGGATCGATGCAGGTCTTGCTGACGTCCTTCTTGCGGGTAAGAGTGCCGCTGAAGGTGCCGGTGGCGGGGTCGATGTCGCCGTTGAACTCGTCGACATCTTCCTGGGCCGCGATGGCGTGCGCTTGCTCGTACGAGAGGCCTTCGAAGGTCTCCTCGCTGAATGTGTGCTTCTTCTCCCAGTACACCTTCGCTACGCCGGCACGGGCCGTGAGGCCGTCGTACATGACATTGCTGAAGATGTTGTAGCCTTCGTTGGCCCGGAAGATGACGTAGGACGCATACTCAGTCGCTACGCGGCACATGTCCGCGTTCATGTCCTGATCAGGATCGAACTGCGCGATGTGGTCGCCGCCAGCGAACACCTCCAGCAGCTGGGCTCGCTGCATCTCGACACTGTCGTAGACGTCGCTGCTCACATAGGAGCTGGAGCCCTCTGAGGAGCGCTTGGGTAGGTCGCCGTTGATGTAGCGGGTCACTCGCTCGCGCTCTCGTGCGAGGCGGCTGTCGAACCAGCTAACGCTGTTGGTCGATTTGGCAGAGACCCTGGCGATGATCTCTTCGTCCGTTAGAATAGCTGGCTTCTTCGCCATTGGTCCTTAAATTGCTTCTGAGTAAAATTCGTCGGTGACGGAGACAGGCGTCCACACGCCTTCATGGGCGTAGTTCGCAATGGCCAGGGACATCACGCAGTCGTCGTGCATGTTGCCATCGGCTTCCATCTTGCCGGCCTCGGTCACGACGAAGGTCATCATTTCCTTCAACGTGGTCTCGTCGTTGATCTCGATTTCGCGTGTGCGATCCGAGGCGCGGAGACCGTCGATGATGAGGGGCTTGGTGGCTTCGCTCGTGAAGAACCCGAGTTTTATCGTGTCCTTGCCGGCCTCAACCGTGCCTTCAGCGACGTCCGTGTAGAGATACGGATAGTCAGCATCGCGGATAGCGACGCACGTCACGAGGCCGTGGTTGTTGCGTTCAGGCGCGATCAGCGCGCTGTTGTAGTGGTAGCCGAGCGCGATGAGGATCTTGGCGAACACGTCGGGGTGAGCGATGCCTCGCCACACTGCGACCTGCCGTTTCTGGCTGTCGAGGACTTGCGCGACCGATGGGTCACCGTCTTTGCGTCCGCCGCCCTTCTGCTGCCCTTTGATACCCATGCCTACGTCGGCGCCGATCACGTATGTCTGCGCGGGATCGACCGGATAGAACACTTTCAGCTCGCCCCTCGGGTCTTCTCTGAGGATGCGCAGCGGGAGTTCTCTACCGGACTTCTCGTCATATACGGGCTCGACAGCCATCAAGCTGACAGGCTTCTTGCGCTCGGGATCGCGGAGGCGCTCGTGGATGTAGTCGAGGTTGAACACGGGCCGGCCAGTGCTGAGGAAGGCCTCCTCGGGACACGACGGGTATTCCTGCTTGAACAGGTCCAGTCCGTTGGTCGCGATCTCCTGGCGGCGCCAGAAGAGCTGGTCGTTGTCGACGAGGCCCTTGTCGAAGTAGAGCTTGATCAGCTCCTCTTCCTCGGGGGTTCGCTGGAAATCAGCTGGAGCGGGAGTGCGATACTCTTGGCTCTCAAACCACGCGGAGAAAAACGGCCAATAGCCGCTTGATCCGTCTTCGGCAGCGACCCACATCTCGTGAAAGATGCCGGTCATGCCATTCGCGGTGCTCTCTAGGAACACTGCGGTGCCCTTGGACTTAGGCACGGCCTTCACGAGACCGTTGAAGTTGGCGTTAGCGAATGCGGTGGGCCAGAACGCGACCTCGGAGAGATGCGCCACGGTGAGGGTCTCACCACGGGCAACGCCGCGACCGCCTGCGGTAGCCACACGAAGCGCGCTATCGATCTTGTCGAACACCAACTCAGTACGCGAGCTGTACTTGGTGTGCGGCTTGACGATCTCAGGGACGTTCTCGTGGATCCGGCTGTACATGTCGAACAGCGTCTGCGTGCTCAGGCCCTCGTGGGCCATCACGAGGCCCTTGGAGGCCTTGCGCTGCGATAGTCGGAAGTATTGCCAAGCGGAGATGACCGTTGAGAGGCCTTGCTGCCGCGCCTTGAGCACGACAAAGCGCACATACCCAACGACCTCTTCCATGCGGATGATGTCTTGGGCAAAGCGCTTCTGCACTGGGTTCAGGACGAGGGGGACAATCTCTTGATCCTTCGTCCTGATCTTCACGCAGTGCTTGCAGTAGAACTCAAAGTCTTCGTAGAGCCGCTTGCGAGCCGCCTTCTGGCGCTCGGAGGCGTTCTCAATCATCGCCCATGATGCTGTCTAGGAAGTCCTCGGCCTTGTTGAGCGTCAGCTTTGACTTGCTCTCGGGCTTAGACTTCGTGAAGTTCAGGACGGTGTTGATCGCCTGGATCTTGATCTTCTGATCGCTAGGGCCCACCGCGAGCACGAAGGCTTCCTTCAGCGCCGCGACTGCTTTCCCGTCGTCAGTGGTGGGCACAGTGACCTGCTCGGTGTCGACCACCTTGCCGTCTGCGTCACGCACGTCGACCGAGACAATCTCGTCTTTAGGCAGTTCGCCTTTGTCTTGCATAATCTTGATGAACCTGTCTGCTAGTTCGCGTGCGCGGTCCCATAGGGGCTGCACGGACGCGCGCGTATGCCCCGTGGGGATGCCGGCGCGTGAGTATTTCTCGGGATTGGCCTTGAGGTCTGCGATGCGGTCTTCGTCGCGCTTCTTCATGCGCTCACGAAACTCAGGGTCCTGCCACTTCGCCTTCTGTAGGGCGCTGATGTCGGGACGCGGTCGGCATCGCTTGTCAACTCGGCCGAAGAGGGGGATCTTCTTGATCTTGACCCCCCTCACGGTTTTGTTCGTCATTCTTTCCAAAGCTTCAGCAGTGGAGCCACGGCGTCGTGGACGGCCTTCTTGGTGGCCGGGTCCATCTTGGAGGTCCAATGCGCGAGGTGGCGCTTGACTTCCGATTGGCTGTGGCTGTGATCCATCTGGTGATAGAGCTTGCCCATAGCCGAGCTGTCGACGTCGTTGGCTTCGTTGGCGATGTCCTCAAGCGAGTTGCGCAGCGTCGAACGTCGGTTAACGATGTTCTTCGCATACTTCTCGCGTAGGCCCGGTGCGTAGTCAGAGACTTCGCGCGCGGCCACCTGAGCGTCGCTGAGGCCCTTGCGGGACAGCATGTCGTCAGGGATCGGCTCGTAGGGCTTGTCGGAGGAGGCGGACGGCTTAGGCGCGGACTTCGGTTCGGCCTTGGGCTGCTCGGGGGCAACCTTGGTGGCCTTCACCTTAGCGGCAGCAAGCTTGGCGGCTTCCTTGGCTTTCGCCAGCTCGGCCTTTGCCTCTTCTCGCTGCTTCACCTGTACGGCTTTGGCGGCGGCAGTTTCGGCCTTCAACTTCGCACGCTCGGCCATGGCCTGGGCACGCTCGGTCGCAGTCTTCTCACGCTCTGCAGCGCGGGCAGCTTGCTTCTCTTCGCGTGCGGCCTGGGCTTCGGCTTGCGCCTGTTCCTTCTCGGCCACGTCGGCGCCCGTGTACTTCTGCAGGGCCTTTGCGGCACTCACGAGCTGCGAGGCACGCTTGCCGATCTGCGGGTTCTGCGTGACGTCGAGCGGTGCGTCTTCCACGAGGGGCGACGGCAGTCGCGAGACGGCGTCCTGGGCCTGCGTCTTCTCACGGATCTCCTGAACCTTGGCCATTCCGCCCATGAGGTTCTTTGCGGACTTCGTGATGGATGACGGCAGGTTGAGCGGGTCGATCTGTGGCGCGGCTTGGGGCGCTGCGGGAGCCTGGGGCTCGGGCGGCAACCCGGCCTTGAGCTGCTGCTGCAGATTGTTCAGCGCCATCGGGCTGATGTTCGGCAGCTGCGCGACCTGCGGGGCCTTCCACGGCTGAGTGCCGGGGGTGATCGGCGCCTGCGGCTGCGGCTGCTGCACGCCGGCTTGGGGCACCGACTGCTGCGCGAGCGGCTTCGGCCCCCACGGCCCTTGGGCACCACCACCGGGAGGCGGGGGGGCAGCAGGAGCAGCGGGCGTGTTGGGCGGCAGGCGGACCTGAGAGTTGCGGTCGGCGAAGTGTTCAGCGAACGTCTTCGCGGGCGAGCGCATGCCGGTGAGATTGTCGACCATGCGCGCGGCGCCATAGGTGCCCGCAAGGGCCCCACCGAACATCGGGTTGCTGGTGCCGAGCAAATGCATGCCCAGCGCCGTCGCTGCCGCACCACCCGCGAGGCGGGCGGGGTTCAGCAGGAAGCCGAGGTTCTTGTCCATGACACCGGACATACCGCCAGCCCAGCCACGATTGCTGTGGCCGCCGCGCTCTCCAGCCATACCCGCCACATGAAGTGTGCGGGCCAGCAGCGCCGTATTTGCGCCATCGGGGGCGCCGGCAGTCTCTCTGTCGAGCCTGGAGATTTCGTCGGGGTTGACCTTCTCGCCGCGCTGGAGGGCGCTGAGTGTGTTCTCAGCTTCCTGCGACAGGTTGGTCTGCTTGCGGACGAGGTTGGCGCTGTCGCCTAGCTCGGTCTTGATGTCGCCGATGACGCGGTTGTGGGCCGCCTCGTCTACCTTCGCGTTACCGAGGTCGCCGTTGCCGGCCGCCTCGAGGCGCGTCGCGTAGTTCTTGGACGCGGCTTCGTTCTCTCCGACAAACTTGCGGAGGCTTGCGGAGCGCGCGAGGTCACCCGCGAGGGGCGCGCCGGCCAATGCACCTGACGTGACACCGCCAGTGATGGCGGCGCCGCCGAGGCGCGTGGGATCCACGGTGAGGCCCTGGTCGGTGCCGGCCGTGGTGCCTACCTGATTGGCGAGGTCTGACGCTGCGCCACCAACGACGCCTGAGGCTGCGGTGGTGCCGGCTCGCGTGAGGGCGTTCACTGCCGCGGAGGCGCCGGCACCCGTGACCCTGGAGAGGCCGGGGATCAGGCGGGTCGCGGGGATAGAGCCGGCCGCAGAGGCAGCACCGGACGTGAGGTTACCGATGATCTTATCTTCGGTGCTCGGCGTCTCGTGGCCGTTGTTGGCCGCGCGATCCTTGATGGTGTCGCCGGAGGACATGAGCCAGCCAGCGCCTGTAGCGCCGAGGAGGGCCGCGGGGATCTTCCACTTGCCGGGCGCCATGGCGGCGGCAGCTTTGCCCCCGGCGATGGCCGTGCCAATGCTGGGGATGTTCTCAGTGATGAGCTGGCCCCACTGGCTCGGCTTGTACGGGTCCGCGGGGACGTAATTCGGGTCGCGGTTGTCGAAGCCGTTGCCGATGCCGAAGTTCTGCTTGGCGGTCTCAGCGATGCCGTGCGCGAGCTGTGCAACGCCGTGCTTGGCACCAGCGAAGGCGCCCGATGGTTCGGGGCTCGGGATAGACTTGGCAATCTCTTCGACTGTCGCGTCCTGTTCCTCACGCGGGAGGCTTAGGAAGCTGTCGTCGACAGAGACTTGCCTCCCGTTGATCGTGAGGGTGGGCATTTAGTGGACGCTCCAGGTGACGCCTGATTTGGTCTTGAACGTGTTGGCAGGCTTTGGGACGGAGGCAGCGGCGGCGGGTGTGGCCTTCGCCTCAGCCTCGTTGCGGGCCTTGTCTTCGTCAGCCCACTGCTTCTGCAGCGAGCCGATCTCGCTCTTGATGCTCGGGCGGTAGATGTCGCCGTTAGAGGCGAGGTGTGCCGCACGGGCCTGCTCGGCGGCCTGCGCGCGCACGATCATTCGGTCGTAGATGTCGAGCATGCGCTGGTTGGCGCCTGGGTCATTGTTGAGCGACGTGGACATCTGCTTGACGAACTCGCGGTCGCTGTCCGAGAACGAGCCGGGTAGCAGCTTGCCGTTGCCGTTGTCTTGCACCAGCTTGAGCGCGAGCTTGTTGCTGAGTGCCTTGGCGATGTCGCCGTCTGCGAGTGCATCGGCGCTCGACTTGTCGCCAGTAACCTTGGCGTACAGCTTGCGGGCGGTCTGGGACCACTCGCCGGCAAATCCTTGGTCGACGTTAGGGTTGGACAGGACACGCCGAAGCTCGGAGACGTCGCTAGACAGACCGTTCGCGTTCGAGGCCTGAGTGGCAAGCGTGTCACCGTAGTCCTGATTGGACTTGGCGCCAGCAATCTTCGCGGCCTTGTCGTACTCGTCGTCCTTAGGCGCAGCGTAGTTGCCCTGGAGAGGCCTCATCTGCCCCTTGGAGTTCAAGAGGACCGACTGGCCGTTCGGGAAGGTGTGGATCGACCACGAGCCGGTGTCACCAGCGACCTTCTTGTTGGCCGCCTGCTGCGCGATGAGCGCCTTGGCCTGATCCGGGTTGCTGATGCCGGCCAGGGACGACGCGATGCCCATGAGGCCGTCGTAGGTGTTGTCGGTCATCGCCGGCAGGCCGAATAGGCCACCGGACTTCTGCGGATCCGCTGCGAGCGCACCGGGGCCGAGCGTGCTGTCAGCACTGAGTGCGGGCATGGGGGTCTTCTCTGTGGGAGCGAATGCTGTCGTGAGGGCGCCTGCGTCTGCGTCGGAGGCGGGAGTGCTGCCACCGAACTGATCCATGAGGGCCCGAGCGGACGCCATACGGGCGCCGCGGGACGAGCCGTCAGAGCGTTCGTAGAGAGCGTCCCAGGCGTGTGCGGCCTCTTCAGGCGTCTTCGCGGCCTGGAGCGCGGCGTAAGCCTTGCTCTCGGGGCCATCCAGCTCCTGACGCATGAAGGCCTGCTGGCCCTCGACGGTCTGGTAGTTGGGCAGCTGCTTTAGGCGGGCCAGTCGGTCACCACGCCATTGCGCGGTGCCCCAGGCTGTGCCGTTGTCGCCTGTCGGTCCCCATGGGGATAGATCTTGGCCACTCTCGTGGACGAGGTTGCCGACGATGCCGGCCGCTTGGTGCGGAGCAAGCCCAAGGCCGCCCGCTTCACGGGGCTGTTGTGCCCAGTTAAGCCATGAGCTGGCGCGTGAGCTTGAACCGTTCATTCGGATGCTGCCTTGTAGTCGACCATCTTGATGCCGTTGATCTCGGCGACAGCCTCGGGGTTCACCTGCTCGACATCCTGAGCCATGAGGCCCATCTGGACTACCGGGTGGCCCTTGTATCGGAAGGTGTACACGGGGAGCCCGTTGTCGAGCGTGCCCACGCGCTTAATGTCTTCCTTGATGCGTCGGTCGGACGGCATGA